CATAGGTAATAAAAATGCCACTGGTCCTCCTGGAAATAAGAATGCTGAAAAATTTGGTTTCTTCTCAAAATACTTACCTGAAGAAACCCAAGACTTAATTAATGAGATAAAGGATAAAGATAAATTTGATATTCTTTGGGAACAGATAACAATACAATATGCAGCAATAATAAGAGCACAAAAGATAATGTATGTTAAAGACAAGGAAGAAATGATTAAGGAATTAAAGAAATATGAAAGCACAGAAAATGGAGAGAAGATAGAGTATGAATTTCAATTTGCATGGGATAGGCAAGCATCTTTTCTTAATGCACAGAGTAGAGCTATGAGTGAACTTAGAAGTTTAATTAAACAGTATGATGAAATGATTCATAAGGATTGGAATTTGGCTACAGAGGAGCAGAAAAATAGAGTTGAAAAGTTAAAATGTGAAGTTGATAACCTAAAGAAAAGTGATACTGGAGATGATTCAAAAATTTGGGTTGAAGCTATACAAAATATTGCAATGAAACGTGGTGTTAACAATGGATAAAGCTTTATTGACACTATTAGATTGTTATTGGGATAATCCTGTTTGGTTTGCAGAGGATATGTTAAATTTTAAAGCTGACAAGTGGCAATCTGATGTTCTGATGGCTTTAGCTCAAACCCCAAAAGTATCTATTAGAAGTGGTCAAGGAGTAGGTAAAACTGGATTAGAAAGCATTGCAACTGTATGGTATTTAAGCACTAGACCTTTTCCGAAAGTAGTTGCTACAGCTCCAACACGACAACAATTATATGACGTACTATGGGCTGAAATAGCTAAATGGCTAAGTAATAGCAAGGTTGAGAAGCTACTTGAGTGGACTAAAACAAAAGTGTATATGAAAGGCTTTGAAGAAAGATGGTGGGCTACAGCTAGAACAGCAGTAAAGCCCGAGAATATGCAAGGTTTTCATGAAGATTATATGTTATTTGTTGTTGATGAAGCTTCGGGAGTTGCTGACCCCATTATGGAAGCTATATTGGGAACATTATCAGGTGCAGAAAATAAGCTTCTTTTATGCGGAAACCCAACTAGAACGAGTGGAACGTTTTACGATAGCCATAATAGAGACAGAGATTTATATAAAACATTTAAAGTATCTTCTTTAGACAGCCCTAGAACATCAAAAGATAATATTGAAATGCTAAAAAGAAAGTACCATGAAGGTTCTGACCCTTGGCGTGTCAGAGTACTTGGAGAGTTTCCAAAAGGTGAAAGTGATTCTTTAATATCTTTAGAAGCTGTTGAAACAAGCACAATAAGAGAAGTGAATATATCTAATGACTATATATTAAATATAGGGGCGGATATAGCAAGATATGGTGATGATGAAACCATAATAGCTCCAAGAATAGGTGGGAAAGTATTTGATTTATTAACTTATTCAAAAAAAGATACAATGGAAACAGTAGGAAATATATTAAGAGCAGTTGATAAATTTAAAAATATGTATCATCAAATTAACAGAGTAAAAATAAAAACGGATGATGATGGCTTAGGTGCAGGTGTAACAGATAGATTAAAAGAAGTTATAAGACATGAAAGACTTAAATATGAAGTTATACCTATTCAAAATGGTTCTAGTGCTATAGAAAAAGATAAGTACTATAATAAAGCTTCTGAAATGTGGGATAACATGAGGGAGGAATTAGATGCAAATTTAAGTAGTTTTATACAAAATAAAGAAGCTATAATACAGCTTCCTAATGATGATAAACTTATTAAACAACTATCAAATAGAAAATATACAGTAGATTCAAAAGGGAAAATACAAATAGAAAGTAAAAAGGAAATGAAAAAAAGAATTGGAGAATCACCCGATAGAGCTGATGCAGTAATATATTCGTTTGCAGAAAATAACAATACTGATTTATCTTTACTGAAAGGGGGTAGTGTATGGGGATAATATCTTATGTAAAAAAGCTATTTAAAAGACCTGCAGGAGAGATTATGCGTATGTCTAGTGGAAACATTGGCGTATATAAATTAGACGATTCTAGAGTTGATTATGAGTTAGCAAGAGAACTGTATCAAAATAAAAATGCTAAGTACAAGCTAGGTTCTAGTTTTGTTAGACCGATTGTCAATTCAACAACTGGTTTTATGGGTGTACCTCATTTTCAAATAGAAGATGAAGAAGCTCAATATATATTAGATGAATTTGTTTTAGATAACACATCTAAAATGTTAAAAACACATACAGATAGTTTAAAGCAAGGTGATTGTTATATTTGGATAACTAGAGAAGAAAGAGAAAATCCTTTATATCCCGATAAAAAAGTTAGATTAATATATAACTTCATATCACCCGAAGAAGTGAAAGAAATAATATTAGACCCTACAACAAAAGAGCCTATAGCTTATATATTAGAAAGTCAAAATGAATGGACTGACTTAGGAGAAAACAAGAGAAAGGCTAAGGTAAAACAAATAATAACTGCTGAAAGTAGATTTGTTGAGGTTGAAGGTGATAAGATAGAAGGTTTAGAAGAAGGGGAAACGCCTAATGTATGGGGTTTTATACCAATAATACATTTTAAAAATGAAGCTGATGAAACATTGAAATATGGGCAAAGTGATATAGAACCAATAGAACCTCTTTTAAAAGCTTATCATGATGTTATGTTACATGCGTTAAAAGGTAGCAAAATGCACTCTACTCCAAAACTAAAGTTGAAATTAACTGATGTTGCAAGTTTTTTAGCACACAATTTTGGTGTTGAAGACCCAGTTAAATTTGCCAAAGAAGGTGGAAAGATAAATCTTGATGGGCATGAAATACTATTCTTAAACAAAGATGAAGAAGCTGAGTTTGTAGAAGTAAAATCAGCCATAGGTGATGCTAAGGAGCTTTTAAAGCTTCTTTTTTATTGCATAGTAGATGTATCTGAAACACCCGAGTTTATATTTGGAGTACATACACCTAGTGCTTTAGCTTCTGTAAAAGAACAAATGCCTATTATGGTAAATAAGATAAGAAGAAAAAGAGAACAATTTACAAATAGCTGGCAATTACTTGCAAGAATGGTTTTAATAATGAGTTCTAATTCTAGTGGTATGAAATATTCATCTTATGATGTGACTATAGGTTGGGATGAAGTAAATCCACGAGATGATAAAGAATTAGCTGAAACACTAGAAAAAGTATGTAGTGCATTAGATAAAGCTTTAGAGGGTGGATTTATTAGTGAAGAATCAACAGTAAACTTTTTAGCACAGTATATAGATACAATGAGCAATTATATAAGTGATGACCCTGAAATAGTTGGAGAAAGAGAAAAGATAATAAAAACCAAGATGTTAAAATACAGATTAGATGACTCTCAAGGTTTAAATGATGAGTCAAATGAAATTGAGAAGGAAATAAATAAAATAAAGGATAATAATGGCAATGGATAAAAGTACTTCGGAATTAATAACTGTTGCAGGGGAGTACAAGAAATGGGCATTAGAAGCTAGAAAAAAATTTATAGATTTAAGGCTCAAGCAAGATGATGAAATAAGAACAATGTATATTAACATAACAAGAAATATTACAAAAGAAATAAGAAAAGGAAATCTTTCAGACTTTAACAAAGTTAGGTTAAAACAGATACTAAAACAATTAACACAAGAAATAAAAATATTAAATGAACAACTAGTATTTAATTTTGATGAATACTTAAATAAAAATGTTGAAACAGCTACTAGTTACTCTAAAAATATTTTAATTAATGCAGTTGAGACAGCTCAAATAACTAAAGTAACTAAAACTATGATACAAAAAGCTTTCTATGATATTAATATAAGAACTGTAGAAGCTTATTATACAAGGGTTAAGGATGGTTTATTTTTATCTGATAGAATTTGGTCTAAGTGTAAGAAGTACAGAGAAGATATGAAAGTTATATTACAAACAGCAGTAACAGAAGGTCAAGACTGTGTTAAAACAGCTAAGATGTTAGACAAATATGTTTTAAAAGGTAAGAAAACTTTAGTTGATGAATATCCAAATATGATAAAAAGAATAGGAAATAGAGTACCTCAAAATATAAGTTATGAAGCTTTAAGATTGGCAAGAACTGAAATGACATCAGCTTATGGTGATGGGGTTTTAGCTTCTGCAATGATTAACCCTGCAACCATAGGTATTCAGTTTATGTTGTCCATGGCACATCCTCACACAGATATATGTGACGAAATATGTGGAGAGGATAATTTTGGTTTGGGTAAAGGTGTTTATCCTATAAATGAAGCTCCTGTATATCCATTCCACCCTCATTGTTTGTGTATTATGCTTACTGTAGTTCAACCATTAGATATATTAGTTGGAAGGTTGAAAAATTGGATTAAAAATCCTATGAATGATGTACCTCTTGAAATGTGGTATCAAGAGGTGTATGGAAATTTGAATTTTTAAATTGAAAGGTGGTGATTAAATGAATGTAATAACTGGAGAAATGGACTCAATGAATGCGTTAATATCTAGTATAAAACCTTCTGATATTCCTTTAGCTAAAGATATAGACATAGAAGCTTTAAAATCTATAGATGATGACCCTCTTGAGGTAGTTGTTGAGATACCAGCTACAAAATCTAAAAGGGGATGGAATTATACTGCTAAAAGCTTGAAAGATATTGTAGATTACACTAATGAAAATACTCTTAATGGCTTTTTAGGACATCAAAAAGCTGAAAATATATCAACTGAATTTGCACTACCTGTAACGCATTGGATAGGTGCAGAAATGAAAGGGGATAAAGCTTATTTCAGAGGGCTGATTGATGCTGATGCAACAAATTTAAAAAGATGGATTAGAACTAAAAGGATAAAAGAAGTTAGTATATTTGGTTATCCAAAACTTAAAAAGAGTGCTAAAGGCGAAATGAATGTTATAGGATATGAGCCACTATCTATTGATTGGACTCCTCTACATAGACCAGGTATGCCAACAAGTATTGTAGGTATGGAAATGAGTCCTAATGGCGAACAGTTAGATGGAACTTTTGAAGCTTTAAGAATAGATTTAAGAGAAGCTTTAAAAGCTAAGTTTTCTATTAATGATAATAATTCATATCTCTATATACAAAACATAAGATATGATAACAATACTGTCATATATGAGTTGGAGCAAAATGGATTATGCAAGCTTTATAGTATACCATTTACTATAGTTGAAAATAAAATAAATCTAGGTGAAGAAATTGAAGTAATAAAGAAAATAAGCTATGAAGCTAAAGGAGAAATGAAAGGAGAGGAAAACAAATTGGAAGGAAAAGAGTTAATAAAAAATGTCAAAGGATTACTGCAAACTGGTGAAATATCATATTCAGAGGTCATACAAGGAATAGGCTTAACTAAGGAAATTGTGACAGGAGAGATGGAAGATGTAAAAAGTTCATTAAAAGCAGAAAAAGAATTAAGAGAAGTGAAAAAAGTACTTGGAATAGTAGGAGAGATGGACACAGTTGAAGTGGCAAAAAAGGCTTCAAAAGCTTTAGAAAATGAGAAAAAGGAAGCTTGGAACTGTATAGTTAATAAAGTAATTAAAGATAAAGTGTCAGGTGAAATAGCTCAAACATTAGTTAAGAAAATGTTAAATGTTGAGGAAGGCTCAAGTGAAGAAGTAATAACAGGAGAAATAGAAAATATATTAAATGATGAGTTTGTAAAAAATACAATGTCTAATATGTATAAAGATAATCCAACAACAACAGGATTATTAAACTCTAGCAATAATGGAAGTTTAACAACTAAGAAAAATAGAATATAAAGGAGTGATGTTTATATGGCATTTAAAGGTCAACCAACGCCAAGCACAATAACACAGATAACAAGAGCAAAAATAAGTGATGGGAAATCTGTAAGAGTTATTCTTTCAGAAGGTGAAAGCACTAAAACACAACAATTTTATCTTATAAATGGATTCTTTGGAGTCGCTATGCAAGACGGAGAAAAAGGCGATGAAGTTACTTTGCAAATAGAGCAAGCTGAATACGAAACGGATAATATTGTTACATCAGAAGCTTTTGAGGCAGGGAAATTGATTTATTGGGATAATACAGCTAAGAAATTTACTACTACATCTGCAAGTAATAGGCTAGTTGGTAGAGTAACAGATGGGAAAGACAGTAATAATGTAATTTGGTTTATATTATTACCTCAACAATAGAAAAGGAGTGATAAATATATGGCATTTAAAGTAATTAGTCAGGAAAATTTGCTGGAACAAAAAAGAAAAGAAACTTTACAAGAAGATATACCATTTATAGTAAATGGTGAAATGGAATATGTAACAAAGAAAATATCAAATGGAGAAATGGAAACCTTGGAGTTAAATAAGCCACTTGGTGAAATGATGACTTTTAGCTCGACTTCAAATTTAAAAGAGTTATTAAGAAAAGTTGTATTAGATGTTGAACTAGGCAGAGAGCAAGTACAACTATTATATAAACCAATCTATGACAGTATAGCAGATTCTAATTTACCACAAGTTATGGATGCTAAGTGGGCTTTACAAGGTAACTGTGTATTCCTAGAGCATATAGAAGGTGAAGAAATTAAATTCGGTACAATAAATGCAGAAAATGGTCCAGTTGCAAGGATACAAACTTATGCAACTGGTTTTGAGTATACAAAAGAAATGAAGGATTTTAACCAAACATTTAGTGTTGAAATATTAAATAAATCAATTGGTGAGAGTTACAATGCCTTGTTAAACCACATACATCTAAGCCCAATAATAAATTTTAATTATAAAGCTTCTAATAAGACAGCTTTTAAAGGTGAAACTAATGACCCAATATGGCTAGGAATTTGGAGAACATTAACACAAGCACAAAAAGATACAGTTATAGCAAAAAGACAAGGTAATATATTAATGGCTTCTAGTGCTGACCAAATTGAAATAGAAATGGCGTTAAATGGAGGACATTTATTAAACGGAAGCATGTATCCATCTATAAAAAATATATCAACAGTAATTTATTATGATGGGTGGGAGGTTACTGTTGGTAAAAAAACATATTCTTACAAAGGTGTTACACCAGGCAAAGGATATTTGATAAGACCTAAGCGAGGATTTAAAGAGTTAATAAAGAGAGATTTAACAACAGAGGTTGGAAATGCTGATTTAAGTAAGTTAGTAGAAAATCAAATTGTAGGTCATTGTTATAGAGGTGCTTTTGCAGCAGTAGAAGAAAATGTACAAGAAATAAGTTTTAGATAAAACACTCATAAGAGTGTTATTTTTATGAGGTGATAATATATGACACCAACTAGTAATTTAATAGAAAAATTAAGACTATTATTAAATGATAAAGATAAAAAATCATTTACAGATGAAGAATTAAACTTGTTTTTAGAAGAAGCAGACTGTATTTACTGTGCAGCTTCTCAAGGATGGGTATTAAAATCTTTACAATATGAAAATACAGTAGGGGAAATGTATGAGTATAAAGTGGGTCAAGAAACATATAAAAGCTCTAGTATAAAGGACCTAGTATCTGTAGCTTATCAAAATGCAGAGAAATTCAAGGATATGTGTACTAACAAAAAAGAAAAGGGAAGTTTTATGTTAGGAATTAGCACAGAATTTGAAATATGATAAATATTGATAGAAGAAGAAAAGACATAATAAGAACTATTAATATGAACCCTACCAATATTACTATAACTAATATTAAAAAAACTGAAATAGATGGAGCTTTTGAAGAAACTGAAACAGAGATAAAATGTGTTGTTAGAATATTTAATGAAAAGACAGCAGAGAAACAAATATCAAGTGAAAAGCAAGGTACTTTTAGTTCTATTAGAACATATGGAATGTTAGTAAGTGATGATGTTGTCTTAGATGTTAACAGTAGAGATTCTTTGGAGTTTGAGTGCATATATGGGAGAATGAAAATAGTTAATGTATATCCTCAAATTGTAAAAGGAGAACTTTGTGGGTATCAATGTTCACTTGAAAGGATTGATTAAAATGAGTGCTTTCACAAATGCAATAAATGATATAAATAGAAAAAAAGCAGGTATGTTTGTACTTTGTATGAGTGCAAGTGCAATGCTAGAAGGTGAAGCTAAAGCAAATGCAAGTTGGACAGACAGAACATCACATGCAAGACAAAGTTTAAATGCTAAAACTCTTGGAGGAGGAAATAATTTCATTATTAGATTATCGCATGGTGCAGAATATGGAGGAATACTTGAAGAAGGTTCAAAACCACATGTTATTACTCCAAAATCAGCTCAAGCTTTATACTGGAGAGGTGCTTCACATCCTGTAAAATCAGTTCAACATCCTGGTACAAAAGCAATGCCTATTATAAAACCAACTATTGATAAAAATATAGGCAAAATAGGTAATATGATTTTTAGATATTGGAGTGATTAAATGAGGGCAGGAATAAGAAAAGCTTTAATAGATAATATAAAAGAATTGAAAGGTTGTTATGAACCTAATGTACCAAACAAAGATACTAAAAAGCCTTATATGGTAGTTGTACAAGGGCAAGACAATGACAATGGAGAAACGATAGGTTTTGAAAGAAGTATAGAAGTATGGATTTATGAAGGTAGAACTACATTTAAGAAGTTAGATAAATTAACTAAACAAGTTATTGAAATCTTAGACATGAATACTATAGTTGATGAATCTGAAAATGAAGCTTTCACTTGCATTTATAAAGGGACAAGTGAAAATGATATTGTTGTTGAGGAATGGGATGCTATAGCAAGAGGTATAAGGTTTAGTGTAATAGCTTTAGAAGATAAAGAAGATGCAACTAGCGATAGATGGGTAGAAGCTTTATCAAAGTACACAAAAGATTTATTAGAAATTGAGAGTTATAAAGATAATTGGAAGAAAAACTTTATAGCTCCATGCGCATTATGGCGAACTACAAATGTTGAAAACAAAAGAATAAATTATCATTTGATTGAGATTACCAAAACTATGAAATGTCATGTTGTAAGTAAAAATAAGGATGAAATAGTTAAGTTTCTTGAAGCATTAGAAACAAGTTTAATAATAGATAAAAGAGTAAGACTTAGAGAGGATAAGAATATGTATTTAACTCTTGTTAGCGTAGTTGAGGATAGGGAATCAGACATGTTTACAACAGGACAATTAACAGTTGTGTTCAAAATGATAGGTAAGATAAAAAGAGAAGGTCCTATTATGGATAAAATTTATAGTAATGGAAATTTAAAATAGGAGGTGTAAGGGTTGGCTGAAACAATTAATAAAAAGACTAATGTAAGTAAGCAGGAAGAAAAATATTTGAAAAATGATTTCTTAAAAAATAGTGAAGCACTTGGCTACGAAAAAATGGTAGTTGCAGGTGCTTTATTTAATTGTAAGAAAGAAGAACTTACAAAATCAGAGTTTGAGAAATTAATAAAAGATTTTTTAGAAAGAGAGGTGAAGTAAAATGGCAACTGGTACATGGAATGAAAAAGAAAAAAAGGAGATACCGGGCTTTTATAACAGATTCAAAACACAAGCAGAAAAGTCTGCAAACACAGGATTAAAGGGTAGATTAGCAATACCAGTTAAGGCTAATTGGGGAGAAGTTGGCAAGGTTGTAACAATAAAAAATGACTTGAGACAGCTTAAAACTTTGTTTGGTGATGATATGAACTATTCAGCGTATAAGTTAGGTAAATTAGCTTTATTAGGAAATGTAAAAGAGCTGTTATTATATAGGCTTGTAGATGGAAAACAAAAGAAGGGTACATTAACACTAAAAGATACTACAGAAAATAGTGCAAAAGATGTAATTAAGTTAGAAACTAAGTATCCAACAGCTAGAAACTTTAATGTAACAATAAAATCCAATTTAGTAGATTCAGATAAAAAGGACTTTATATTCTTTGAAAATACTAAACAGTTATTTAGTTCAAGTATTAAAGGCACTATAGATGAAATAGTACTAGAAATAAACTCAAATTTAGATAATGAGTATGTAATTGCAACTAAAGTAGCTGATAGCGATACAATTCTAGCAAATGTAGTAAATCAAGCTTTAGAGGGTGGGAATGATGGTTGCACATCTATTACTAATGAGTCTTATCTAAAAGCACTAGAAGAATTTGAAAGATATAGTTTTGACTCTTTTGTACTTGATGGTGTGGCTGATGAAGCATTGCAGGAAACTACAAAAGCTTGGGTAGCTAAAAATAAAGAATTAGGAAAAGATATACTACTTTTTCTAGGTGGAAAAACAGAGGATAATATAAAACAGATAAATGATAAATCAAAAAGTTTCAATGATGAAAATATAGTTAACGTTGGAAGCTCAGCTTATTATGAAAATATAAAATATACACCTAGTGAAGTAGCTGTTTACATTGCTGCTCTTTCTGTAAGTAAAGGTATAACGGGTAGTATATGTAATGCAAAAACTATATTTGAAGAAGTAGAACCACGATTAAGTCAATCAGAAGTTAAAGAGTGTTTGAAAAGTGGTACATTGGTCTTAGATTTTGATGATGGAGATGTGATTATAGTTGATGATGTGAACACATTTAAAAAATATGTAGATGATAAAAACGAAGCAATGGGATATATCTCTAATATCATGTTTATTAATACTATAAATAAAGATACTTCATTAAAAAGAAAAGAGTTTGTAGGTAAGATATTTAATGATGCAACAGGTCAAACAACTGTTATATGTGCATTGAAGAAATATTTTGAAGAATTGATGAGTCAAGGTATTATATCAGAATTTAATGTTGATATAGATACAGAGCTTCAAGCAACTGCCAAAGCAGATGAATTTTACTGGAAGTGGGATGCTGTTAAGGTTGATGTCATGAAAAAAATATATGGTACTGGATACTTAGGATAAAGGAGGTTATAGATTATGTATAATGATGATTATATAGAAGAAGCCAGTTTTCTGAATGGTTCTGATGTAGTTATACTTATTGATGGTGTAGAAGAGCTATACATGGAAGAAATAAAAGCTGATTTTGAGCAAGATGAGCAAAGTATTAAACTGTTAGGGTGTCAAAATGAAATATCAAGGGTTGGTACTACTAAAGGTTCATTCTCCTTGAATGGATATAAGACAGATTCAAAATTTGCAAAATTAGGATTTAGGTCTTTTGAAATAATATATAATTTATCTAATTCTGAAACATTAGGATATGAAAGTATTAGATTAAAGAATTGTAGATTAAAAAAATTGCCTCTTATAAATTCTAAAGCTGGTGAAATTGTAAAAATAGAAGTAGAGGGAAGTTTTAGAGGATATGATTTGTTAAATGAACTTTAAAACAAAATAATGTTGTACTTTAAAGCTATGAACAATTAATTTTGTTTGTAGCTTTTTAAAATTAAAAATATTGGAGGAATAGTATGTCAGAGATATATAAAAGAGAGTTAGAAAATGAAGTAGTAGAAGATAATGATTTAGATGAAGAAATAGAAGAAACAAATGAAGATAGATTGAAGATGAAAGAGGATGAAATAATAGCAAAGCTATTGGAGGATTCACCAGTTCCTCAGAGAACTGTGTTTTTAGATAGATTAGGAATACCAATTACTTTGAAAGCATTAACAGAAAAAGAGATTAGTAAAATAAGAAAAGAATGCACTAAAATTGTAAAGGTCCAAGGGCGAAGAGAAGAAAAATTAAATGATGATGAGTTTACTCTAGCATTAATAGAAAAAGGAACTGTAAAACCTAATTTTTCTAATCAAAAATTACTTAATGCTATGAAAGTAACAAATGCTAGAGAATTTATAAAGAGAAAATTCTTAGCTGGAGAATTAAGTAAAATAAGTGACCAAATATTAGAATTATCCGGTTTTTATGATGAAATAAGTGATGATGATATAAAAAACTAATAAAAATGGGGGGACGACTGACTGTTTTAAATAACATCTTTGTTAAGCATCATGTTCCCCCAGATGTTTATGTTAAGAAAAATTTAATGTCTCAACGCTTAATGAAAGTATTTACTCAAAATGAAATAGAGCAAGAGAATAAAGCTATGAAAAAATAAATATCTACAGAAAGGTAGGTGAGGGAAATAGCTAAAAAGGAAATGTATCATATTGATGTTGTCATAAGTGCAAAAGGCGACGGAGAAACAAAAAGCAAACTAAGTGCTATGGAAAAATACATGAAGCAGACAGAAAAAAGGATGCAGACACTTAATAGAATAAAAGTTAATCCTGCTATAAAAGCTACAGATAAAGCTTCAAGTGTTGTAAATAGAGTTAATAACAATATGAATAAAGCAAAAAAAACTGTTACAGCAAGAATAAAGGCTACAGATAACGCGAGTCCAGTAGCCAATAGAGCTAGCAATAATGTTAATAAAGCTAAAAAGACAGTAACAGCAAGGTTGAAAGCTACAGATAATGCGAGTTCTACTGTTAACAAAGTTAATAATAAGATAAAAGAAGTTGCTAAGCCTATACCTCCTGTAATCATACGAGGACAAGATGAATCTAGTTCTATAATAGATAAAGTAAAAGCTAAGATTCAGAATCTAAAAGCTGATACTATCATAAAAATAAAATCACAAGCTGATGAAGCTATAAATACTATTTCTCGAACTAAAAATAAATTACAAGAATTTGTGAGTAAGAGATATGAAGCAGCAGTTAAGATTAGAGATGAAGCTAGTTCAGCACTTGGAGGGCTTACAGGAAAAATAGATTCTTTTGTAAGTGGAGCTATTAGTAAATTCGCTAGACTGGCTACTACCGCAGGAGCTTTAATAGGTGGAATTGGTGTAGGTTCTGCTGTAAAAGGATTTGCTACTTTTGAACAAAGTATGAAGAATACACAAGCCGTAAGTGGAGCAACAGGAAAAGAAATGGAAGCTTTAACTGCAAAAGCTAGACAGCTTGGGAGAGAAACTAGTTTTACAGCTAAAGATGCAGGAGACGCAATGTATTATATGGGTATGGCAGGATGGAAGTCCGAGCAAATGATAAAAGCAATTCCTGACGTTCTTAACTTGGCAGCAGCAGGAGGAACAGACTTAGCGTTAACGAGTGACATTGTGACTGATGGACTAACTGCATTAGGAATGACTGCAAATGACACAACTGAATTTGTTGATGTGATGGCAGCAACAATAACTAATTCAAATACAAGTGTTGAGTTAATGGGTGAAACATTTAAATACATTGGAAGTGTTGGTGGTGCATTGGGTGTATCTATGAAAGATTTATCTCTTGCGACAGGTCTAATGGCTAGTGCAAGTGTCAAGGGAAGTATGGCAGGTACTTCGTTAAGAGGAGGTCTAGTTAGATTAATAAAGCCACCAGAAGAAGCTGCATCTGCAATAAAGAAGTATGGAATAGAATTAAAGAAAAATAAAAATGGGAGTTTAGATTTAGCAGGAACTATAGGAAGTTTAAGAGAAAAACTTGGTGGATTAGAAAAAGTTGAAAAAGGAGCTGCTATACAATCTATTTTTGGTCGTACAGCTATGGCAGGTTGGGCGGCTGTAGTAAATGCTAGTGAAAGTGATTTTAATAAGTTAACTACAGCTATTGCAGAAAGTGAAGGAGAAGCTAAGAGAATTGCTGACATGAAACTAGATACCCTGTCAGGACAATTTGAAATTTTAAAAAGCGCTATTGATGATGTAAGAATAAGTGTAGGTCAAAGACTAGGACCTATGACAAGAGGATTTGTAGAAGATTTAATTAAGAAAATGCCACAAATTGGGGATGCAATAGTTCAAGTGGCAGAAAAATTTGTAAATAACTTTGACAAAATAAAAGCAGGATTTCAAGTATTATTGCCTGGAATTGGAGCAGTAATTGGTGCAGTCACATTATTAAAAGTAGCATTTGCTTTTGGCAGTGCAATAAGGTCACTAAAAATACTTAAAGCAGCTCTAGGAGCAACAAGTATAAGTGCTATGTTACTACCTGTAGCAATAGGAGCTATAGTTATAGCCTTTGCAGGAATGTCTGTTGCAATATCCAACAATAAAGTTGCAATAATGTCTTTACAAGAGAAGTTTGGTGTTTTTGGTGATTTTGTAACAGGTCTTATGGAACGTGTAGGAGGAACCATAAAACTTATAGGAGGAAATCTTCTTATAATCATAAGTTCAATAGGTCAAGCTATAGGAATATTATTATCAAATAAAAGTTGGGGTGAGAAAGCTTCTTCATTAAAAAATCTTTTTGGAAAAACTATGGCAGAGATAAAAACAAATACAAAGGAAGCTTTGAGCGATATAGCAGGAGAAACTTCAAATGCTACAGCTATGTTAAAAACTGCTAGTCAAGAAGAGTTACAAGGTGTTACTAAAGCTTTTTCAACAGCTTTTGAACAATCTAAAAATGTAACTGAAAGAAAGTCTAGTGAAATTGCAAAGGCATTAAGTAGTAGTTTAGATGGTATGGGAGAAAGTTCTCTTACTATGATGAGAGGTTTAAATGACGATATGGCTATAATTTTGTCAGGTGTAAGTGCTAATATGAAACCTAGCGATAAAGTTAACAAAATCACCAAAAATCTTGATGATGCTTTTAAAGCAGGAAAACTAAATGCAGAAGACTATAGAAATAGCATACAAGAAACTATGAATTTTATAAATAAATATGGAGCTGGTTCTTCAAATCGTATTAAACAGGGCATGAGTAACGCTTTTAATGCATTCAAAGATGGAACAAACATAGGTGGTCTAAAAGATGGAGTAACAGGGATGCTAAATTCGCTGAAATCAACAGGACCACAGGCTCTAGAGACATTAAAAAGCTTGGGAGGAAAAGCAAGCGAGATTTTTAAGGGAGTGGATTTTAATTCTTCTATAGACACGCAAAAAACTAAAGTTTTAGAAAATCTAAATAGTCTAGGATTGGAAGGAACACAAGCTATAGACACATTAAGAACTGTTTTCTCGCAGGCTTCTACTGCACTAGATACTACAAATTTAAAGCAAGGTTTAAGTAATACATTTAACTCTTTTAAAGAAGGTTTTAATAGTGGAGGAATAAAAAACGCTATAAATAGTATGCTTGGAACTATTAACCAAGCAGGTCCACAAATGCAAGAAGCTCTAGGTAAAATGGATGGAAAGATGGGGCAAGTATTTGCTAATGTAGATTTTAGCACTACAATAGAAACACAATCCTCTAAGGTTCTTGAAAATTTGAATAATCTAGGAATAGAAGGACCAAAAGTTTTAGAAGCTGTAAGAAATATATTTGCTCAAGCATCTTCACAAATACAAGGTTCAGCTTCTCAAACAGCACAACAAGCAAATCAGCAAGTAGTTGATGCTCTAACACAAGGAAATCCAGCTGTGCAACAAGCAGGACAACAACTTGGAGCAGATTTGACTAATGGCGTAGTAAATGGAGTACAGGCAGGAGTGCCAGTTGTACAGCAAAAAAGTAATGAACTTGCTACAGCAACACAAAACGGAGTAACAAATGCTGTAAATAGTGCAACTCCTCAAATAGATAATTCAAATCTTACAAGTGGTATAGATACAGCATTCAATCAAGCTACTGCAACAGTTCAGCAAGGGGCGAGTAGTATGTATAATGGTGCTAAACAAAGTTTTACACAACTAGCACAAATAGGTAGAGAAGCAGGTTCAAGTCTTTATAATGGTGCTACAACTTCTTTTAATATGTTAGCAACAAATGTTAGAGTTGCATGTAGTAGCATGTACAATGGAGCTAGGACATCTTTTACGAGTTTAAGCAGTT